GGTGAGAAGGCCAAGAAAGACCCAAACAGCCGTATCAACAAAAGCCTGCGGGCATGGAACTGCTGAAATGTCAAACAACCACGACACGGTCAAAAACACGGCAGACATCCTGTCGCTGTTTGCAACCGTTGGCTCTTTCTTGCAAATGCTGACACCTGTTTTCGGTTTGATTGGTGCTGTCTGGACCTTGATGCGCATCGCAGAGATGGTTACAGGCAAGCCTTTTGCGGAGATCATCCGCCGGAAGAAGCCAGATGCCGAGCAGCAGTAAAAAACAAGCCGACTTCATGAAGGCTGTGGCAAACAATCCCAAGTTCGCCAAGAAGGTAGGTGTCCCACAGTCCGTGGGCAAAGATTTTTCAACGGCGGACAAGAACCGCAAATTTTCAAAAGGTGGTGACACTATGGCAAACACTTCACGCATGAATCGCTTGGAAGAACTCGGTCGTGTAAACGCAGAAAAAGCGTCTACCGCCAAAGGTAAACGCAATCTGTCCGCAGAGAAAAGCCGCATTGTCAAAGAGTTGGAAAAGCACAAGTCCATGCCCGCATCGAAGGCTCACAAGGGCTTGAAGATGGGCGGCTCTGTTGCTCCATCCAAGATGGGCAAGGTCAAGACCAACTCGCGTCCTGACGGTGTTGCTGAGCGAGGTCTCACCAAAGCCAAAAAGCCTGTCATGAAAACGATGGCTCGCGGCGGCAAGACCTGCTAAGGAGTTCAAGATGAAGCACTATCGTGATGGCGGCATCTACACCGCCGACATGGGCCAACCACCTCAAGACATTGATGGTGGTTCCGCTCCTCCAAAGGCTCCTGCAAAGCCCAAGGCCCCGGTCAAGCCAAAAGCTCCGGTAAAGCCCAAGAAGCCTGCAGAGCAAAAGTCGTATGCCAAAGGTGGCAGCATTGATGGTTGCGCTGTTCGCGGCAAGACCAAGTGCAAAATTTGTTAAGGGGTAAATGATGGCTACCAAAAAAGATCAAGGCTTTCTGCTGGACAGCGAAGGCAATCCTGTTCAGAGCAGCAGCGGCCCCGTGCGCTCGGGCTCTTACGATGACCCCAAAGTAACCGAAAACCGCATGGAAGCTGCCCGCGAGCAGCTGGCCCAAGACGTGCAAAACAAGCTTAAGGCCGACAAATCTAAGGGTGATGCTGAGCAAGGCTCGCAATCGCCATCGACCTCTTTGGCAAAAATGCCAGCACGCCCCGGCCAATCAAAGCCAAAGGCAAAATCCGGCGTTGTCACCAAGGAAGAGCTGGCAAAGTCAGGCATGAGCCTTCGTGACTACATGAACGCGCAGCGAGGCTTGACCCGCCGCGACGGCAAGGCCCCTGCTGTTAAATCATCTACCGGCAGCTCCGCTGTTATGAATGACGAGTCTCGCAAGCGCAAGCCTGCAGCCAAGGCCCCAAGCGCAAGCTACTCTAACGAAGGTCGATCTGCCGCCAAGCAAGCTGTAACGAACTACTCTAATGAGGGTCGTGGCCGCCCAGCTCCTGCAGCCAAAAAGGCGGAGACCGGTTCAATGGCAGCCGGCCGCTACTCTCCCGGTTACGCTCGTCAGCTTGAGCAGACCGAGCAGAAACGCATTGGTCGCCTTGAGGGTGAGCGCATTCGTGCTGCTGAGAAAGATGCTCAGCGTAAGGCTGAAATGGAAAAGTTCAATGCAGCCATGCGGGATGACCCCAAGCAGAAAGAAATCCGTGCTGCACGCGAAAAGGCCGAAGGCATGACTCCGGGTCAGCGTTCTGCCGAGCGAGGCAGAGCCGTGAAGGAATTCTTTGGTTATGCCAAGGGCGGCTCTGTTTCCTCAGCATCGAAGCGTGCTGATGGCATTGCCAAAAAAGGCAAGACCCGCTGCAAGGTGTACTGAGATGATGGCGAGTCGCGGCATGGGTGTTATCCGAAAGGGCGTCCGCAAGGCTCGCCGGGATAACACCGACTTCACCGAGTACAAAGATGGCGGAAAGGTGAATGCTGCTGGCAACTACACCAAGCCAGAGTTGCGCAAGCGGATCGTGTCTCAGGTGAAGGCTGCTGCCACCCATGGAACCAAGGCCGGCCAGTGGTCGGCTCGCAAAGCTCAGCTTGTTGCCAAGAAATACAAGGCAGCAGGTGGCGGGTACAGGGATTGAGATGAAAGCGCCGCAAAAATCACTCAAGGACTGGGGTGACCAGAAATGGACCACCAAGTCCGGCAAACCGTCTTCCAAGACGGGTGAGCGATATTTGCCCAAAGCTGCCATAAAATCTCTGTCACCGGCAGAGTACGCCGCAACCACCAAGGCCAAGCGGGCAGGCAAGAAAGCTGGAAAACAGTTTGTTGCACAGCCCAAGGCGATTGCAAAGAAAACAGCAGGGTTCAGATAATGGCTACATCAGGCGTCGCAAACTTCAACCTCGATCTCGCAGAAGTCGTCGAGGAGGCGTTCGAACGCGCTGGTGGCGAGTTGCGCACCGGTTACGACCTGCGCACAGCTCGTCGCTCGCTCAACCTGATGTTTGCCGACTGGGCCAACCGTGGTTTAAACATGTTCACCTATGAGCAGGGCTCACAGGTTTTGACCCCCGGCGTTGCCACATACGAGCTCCCAACCGACACGGTTGACCTGTTGGAGCATGTGATCCGTACCGGCGCTGGTAGCGCCTCAACACAGGCCGACCTGACCATCACCCGGATCAGCGTCTCGACCTACGCCACGATCCCAAACAAGCTTCAGCAGGCTCGCCCGATCCAAATTTGGATTGAGCGTTTAAATACTCCACGCTTCACGGTTTGGCCTGTTCCTGATGACAGCCAGACCTACACCCTCGTGTATTACCGCTTGCGCCGCATTCAGAATGCCGGCGACGGTGTGGACACGATGGACATGCCTTTCCGCTTCTTGCCCTGCATGGTGGCCGGCTTGGCCTACCACTTGGCATTGAAGATTCCCGGTGGCGGTGAACGCTTGGGCATTCTCAAGCAGCAGTACGACGAAGCATGGCAGCTGGCAGCTGACGAAGATCGCGAAAAAGCCGCTGTGCGCTTTGTGCCACGTCAGCAATACATCGGAAGCGGGACGTAATGGGAAACCGTTTTGCCTCAGCCAAGAACTCGATCGCCATGTGCGATCGTTGTGGCTTTCAGTTCAAGCTGACTTCGCTGCGCAAAGAGGTCGTCAAGACCAAGACATACAATACCTTGGTCTGCCCGGATTGCTGGGACCCCGATCAGCCGCAGCTTCAGCTGGGCATGTACCCTGTTGATGATCCGCAGGCTGTGAGGAACCCCCGCAGGGATACCACGTACCTTGAGGCTGGTTTAAACACCGAAGGGTACAACACAGGCGGCAGCCGAGACATTCAATGGGGATGGAACCCTGTTGGTGGCTCCAAGTTCTTTGATGACGTCTTGACACCCAATGATTTGATGTTGACTATAGAAGTCGGCGAAGTGACAATCTCAGTAACGTAAGGAGCTACAAATGCCAACATACAACCAACCAAAACCCGCCGAAACTCAAGCTGTTTTGGCCCCCTCGGACAATAAAAAGTTCATGCGGGAAATGAACGTTTCTGTGGGCAACAACCACAGCAACGATTACAAGCCCACCAAGACCTCTGGCATCAAGATTCGTGGCACCGGCTGTGCCACCAAAGGCTTGATGGCCCGTGGCCCCATGGCGTAAGGTAATAATTTTTACCTTAGAGAAAAAGCATGAACTACACCGAGCTGTCCGCGCAGATTCAAGCGTTCACAGAGAACACGTTCCCTGATGCCTATTTGGCGGATGGCGGCACGGTGTCGTCTGCAACCCAGATCGCCCAGTTCGTGAAGCTGGCGGAGCAGCGCATCTACAACACGGTGCAGTTCCCTTCGCTTCGCAAGAACGTGACGGGTAGCGTGTTTGCGTCCAACAAGTACCTCTCATCGCCGAGTGACTTCTTGGCCGTGTACTCCTTGGCTGTGATTGATGCAACTGGACGGTACGAGTACCTCTTGAACAAGGATGTGAACTTCATCCGTCAGGCGTACCCCAACCCGACTTCGCTGGGCATCCCCAAGTATTACGCGCTGTTTGGTCCAACGACTACGACAGACAACCCACCCATCATCACGAATGAGCTGAGCATCATCCTCGGCCCAACGCCAGACGCCACCTACTCGGTGGAGCTTCACTACTATTACTACCCAGAGTCGATCGTGACTGCGGGTACGACATGGCTAGGCGACAACTTCGATTCCGTGCTGCTGTACGGCGCACTGGTGGAAGCTGGCATCTTCATGAAGGCTGAGGCCGAGACGCTGACTGTGTACCAGAAAAAGTACGAAGACGCGCTTGTGCAAGCCAAACGTCTTGGCGATGGTATGGAGCGCACCGATGCGTACCGCACCGGCCAATTTAGACAGGCAGTTACATGATCACCCAAACCGCAACCACGTCGTTCAAGGCGCAGCTCCTAGAGGGCATCCACGACTTCAACACCGACACGTTCAAGATTGCTTTGTATCTGGCTACGGCCGATCTTGGTTCGACCACAACGGTGTATGTCACAAGTGGCGAGACCTCGGGCACGGGCTACACGGCCGGCGGGCAAACCATGACCGGCATCAGCGTCAACGCAGCTGGGTTTGTGAGCTTTGCCAACGTGACTTGGAACCCTGCGGCCTTTACTGCGCGGGGTGCTCTCATCTACAATAGCTCCAAAGGGAACAAGGCTGTTGCGGTCTTGGACTTTGGTTCCGACAAGACTGCCTCGAACACGTTTCTGGTGCAGATGCCCGCCAACACAGTGACAAGTGCACTGATCCGATTTTCCTGATAGGAGTTTGAAATGACCATTGAAAAAGCCCAATCCGCTGACGCTGTGACCGCCGGCATGGTAGCCAAAAACGGCTTCAAAGAATCCGCCAAAGGCGGTGGTGTGTATCGTGTTGAGTGCATTGGTGCTGACGGTCAGGTCAAATGGACCGACACCATGTCGAACCTCGTCGTCTCAGAGGGTCTGCAGTACATGAATGACACGTTCTTCTCGGGCTCTTCTTTTAGCGCCGACTGGTACCTCGGCTTGGTTACCGGCCCTGCTTCAGCAACCACCTTTGCCGCTGCAGACACCTTGGCTTCCCACGCAGGCTGGACCGAGTTTTCCAGCTACACCGGCTCGCGCAAGGCTGTGACGTTTGGTTCGGCTACGGCAGCCACTCCTTCCGTCATCACCAGCTCTGGCTCCCCCTCTTCGTTTGCTATCACGGGCACGGCCACTGTGGCTGGCGCATTCTTGTGCAACGTGTCGAGCGGCACTTCTGGCGAGCTGTTCTCTGAAGCAGATTTTGACTCCCCCGGCGATCGCAGCGTTGTGAGTGGCGACACTTTGAACGTGTCGTACACTTTCAGCCTCGACGCAGCCTAATAGGAGCCCCCCAGTGCTTGGGTTCGCACCACTAGCTGCGGCCCCTCTGGGGGCATCGGGAGAGGCGGGCATCGCATACGATGTCTCGTTTAGTGATGCCGCGACCATTACTGACGGTGGTGTTGTTGGCTTACCTGTCTATGCAGGCAATGTATCTGAAGCCTCTTCCGGAGCAATGAGCGCCGTTGTTACCGCTTCGATATTCAATGCTGTAGCTTCGTTTGGCGTAGATATAACCGACAATCCGGCCGCACTTGCAATTTTTGAGGCAGCCACCTCGGATGGATCGACTGGTTCTGACGCGGCATCCGCGTTCATAGGATTTTTGGTCAGCGTATCGGAATCCGGCACTGCCACTGATTCTGCGCTGGTTGAAGCTTCTGAGTTCAATGCCACAGCTTCCGATGCCGCCGACATGACTGACACAGCCCGCACCTCAGCTGTTATGAATAGTGCTGTATCAAACGCCGCAGAAATTGACGATGCAGACTCGGCGAGCTACTTGTGGAATCTCATCAACAACGCGCAGGCCACCAGCTGGACTGTGGTTAAAACAGAAAATTAAGAGGGTTATATGGCCATCGTACTGAAAGACCGAGTCAAAGTCACATCCGGCGTAACCGGAACAGGCACCGCTACGTTAGGTACTGCTTCCACGGGGTATCAGTCTTTTGCTGCGGTTGGTGATGGCAACGAAACCTACTACACGATCGCCTTGCAATCGGGTGATGAGTGGGAAGTTGGCCTCGGCACGGTAACTGACACTGCGGGCACCTTCACGCTGTCCCGCGACACGGTGTTTGAGTCCAGCAACGCTGGCAACTTGGTCAACTTCTCGGCCGGCACCAAAGACGTGTTTGTGACCTACCCGGCTGAACGTGCGATCTTCGAAGAGCCAGACGGCCAAACGCTTGTTGACGGAGGTCCAATAACCATCCTCGGTGAAAACGTCACCGTTAATCCTTCACTCGAAGCAGAGCTTGGTAAGTTTGTAGGTAACGTCAACTCGTTTGGGCAGGTTTTTAACTTGAACCAGAGTGACGGCGCTGGTGCTTCTGCGGACTTTGTGGTTTACAACGATGCAACCACGGACGGGTACACGCACTTCACCGACATGGGCCTCAACAGCTCAAACTACTCCAGCCTAGACTACCCAATCTTTACGGCCGGGTCTGGGTATGTTTTTCATCAGGGCGACGATTTTTTTATTGGCAACGAAACCACTGGCAAAGACTTGGTGCTTTTTGCTGGCGGTGTGGCGGTATCCGATGAAGTGGTGCGTATCAGTGGAACGGATCAAAGTGTCGCGCTTGCTGGCGCGTTGACTGTTGCGGGCGCAGCCACCATCACAGGAGCCGCCGAATTTCAGTCCACGGTGTTGTTGGATGCAGACCCCACGCTCGCTCTGCAAGCGGCCACTAAGCAATACGTGGACAACGCGGTTGCTGCTGGCTTGACCATTCATGAGCCAGTACGTTTGGAGCGAGGGTCCAACCTTAATGCAACGTATGACAACGGCACTGCCGGGGTTGGTGCAACCTTGACGAATGCAGGCACTCAAGCCGCACTCGTTATTGATGGTGTGACGGTAGAAGTCGCCGACCGCATTTTGGTGTACGGGCAAACCACCACGACCCAAAACGGTGTTTACACGGTTACCACTGTCGGTGATGGCAGCACAAACTGGGTGCTGACACGCGCAACAGATGCGGACACCTACGGAACCAACGACCCAACCAAGCTCGATGAAGGCGCGTACTTCTATGTGACAAGCGGCGACACCGGGGCCGGTGAATCCTATGTTGTGACGACTGTTGGGACTATTACATTTGGCACCACCGCCATTACGTTTAGCCAGTTCAGCGCATCACCTACCTATGCTGGCGGGACAAACATTGACATCAGTGGGCAGACCATCTCCCTGACCGGTACTGTTGATCCCACCAACGGTGGCACGGGCGTCAACACTGTAACGACTGGCGATCTGCTGTACGGCTCGGCCAGCAACACTTGGTCCAAACTGCCCAAAGGCGCAGCGTACAAGTCGCTTGTCATGGATGGCTCTGGCACCAACGTGGAGTGGAACGCCGTTGCACTAGACCAATCCGGTTCTGTGTCGGGCGCTTTAGGAACTACGCATGGCGGCACCAACATCACGACTTACACGCTGGGCGACATCCTGTATTCTTCAGCAACCAACACGCTGGCTAAGTTGGCGGGCAACACCACGACGACCAAGACTTTCTTGACCCAGACCGGTGCGGGCGGTAGCGTGTCTGCTGCTCCTGCTTGGGGCACCATTGATGCGGCCGACGTTTCTGGCTTGGCGGCTTCAGCCACGACCGACACCACGAATGCCGCTAACATCACTACGGGCACTCTGGGCACAGGTCGTTTGTCTGGTAGTTACACCGGCATAACCGGCGTCGGCACTTTGGCTGCTGGCACTTGGAACGGCAGTGTTATTGGTTCTGTTTATGGCGGCACGGGTTTCGGCTCCTACGCCGTGGGTGATCTGTTGTACGCAGACACGACGACAAGCCTTGCCAAGCTGGCGGGTGTTGCAACGGGCAACGCCTTGATCTCTGGTGGTACTAACTCCGCGTTCTCGTGGGGCAAGATTGGCTTGGCAACGCATGTCTCTGGCACGCTACCAATCGCCAACGGCGGCACAAACGCAACGACCGAGGCAGACGCCCGTACTAATTTGGGCTTGGGCACAACCGCCGATGTGCAGTTTGACTCTTTGGGCGTTGGCACCGCTGCCTCTGGTACTTCCGGCGAAATCCGTGCGACCAACAACATCACGGCTTACTACTCCGATGATCGCTTGAAGACCAAGCTCGGCAACATCGAGAACGCTCTGGACAAAGTGCGCAGCCTGTCGGGCTTCTACTACGAAGCCAACGAGGTGGCTCAGGCGTTTGGCTACGAGGTCAAGCGTGAAGTCGGCGTGTCGGCCCAGCAAGTCCAAGCCGTGCAGCCCGAAGTGGTGGCTCCCGCCCCCATCGACGAAAATTACCTCACGGTCCGCTACGAACGCTTGGTCCCTCTGCTGATCGAAGCTATCAAGGAGCTCGACGGCGAGCTACAATCCATCAAACAGCAGCTGAAGGGCGACTGACATGGCAAGCACATTTTCTCCCAACCTGCGTATCGAGCTGATCGGTGCTGGCGAACAGGCTGGCACATGGGGCACCACGACCAACACCAATCTCGGGACACTGGTTGAAGACGCCATCTCCGGCTACACAGCGGTCACAATCTCCTCGGCTGCTCAGGCACTCACGGCAAACAACGGCGCTGCAGACGAAGCGCGAAACGCCATCATCCAGCTTAACTCGGCAGCCGCAGCTTTTGCGGTATACGCCCCTCCAGAATCCAAGCAGTACACGGTGTTCAACAACACCAGCTACACGGCGACCATCTACAACTCAACTGCTCTGGGCAACACCACGGCAGCGGGTGCGGGCGTAGCGATTCCTGCTGGCAAAACCATGACGGTGTGGAGTGATGGCACTAACTTCAAATCGCAGCTAACGAACATACCATCCGACGTGCTGGGGTCCGGAACCGCAGATAGCAGTACGTTTCTTCGCGGCGACCGGCAGTGGAGCACGATCTCTATCCCTGACCCAATTCCATCAGGCACTGCCATGATGTTCGTGCAAACCGCTGCACCTACTGGCTGGACAAAATCAACCACGCACGACAACAAAGCCTTGCGCGTGGTCTCGGGCACTGCAAGCTCTGGTGGCTCTGCGGCGTTTACGACTGCGTTCGGTACGCCTTCTGTTTCTGGCTCGGTGAGTGTGAGTGGTACGGTGGGTTCGACTACGCTGACGACGGCGCAGATGCCCAGCCATAGCCACTCGGTGACAATCCCGTCTGGTGGCAGCTCTGTAGCCGGTCAAGCTTTGTATACTAATGGATCAGGTAGCCTAACATTTGGAACTACTAGCCAAGGCGGTGGCGACTCTCACGACCACAGCTTCTCGGGTTCTGGTTCATTGTCTAGCGCAACGGCAACAATCAATGTGGCCTACGTTGATGTCATCATCGCCACCAAGGATTGAGCGTGAAGCTGGAGCCAAAAGCCAACTGCCCCCTTGATGGGTTTAAACCATGCCGTCAGCTCGACTGCGCGTGGTTCATGAAGGTGCGGGGCAACAACCCAAACACCGGTGAAGAAATCGACGACTACGGTTGTTCGATGGCGTGGCTTCCTGTGCTGATGATTGAAAACAGCCAGCAGCAACGACAAACCGGCGCTGCGGTTGAAAGCTTCCGAAACGAAATGGTGAAAGCCAACGATGTCAGCCAGCAGGTGCTGATGGCAACGCTGCAACAAGCTCGCCCCGAGTTAAAAGTTATTGAGGTGAAATCATGAAATTGACCATCGTTGCCGATGACGGCGCTGTCGGAGTTGACGGCGAGTTCTTTTCCCCGCTTGAGCTGCCACAACTCGATTCGACCATCCACGCAGTACAGTGGTACGGCGAGTACGGCGAAGTGGAATACAAGACACGTCTTGAGAACGGCGCTATTGTGAAGCCAGCCAACAAGCTGATTACGGACGTCACTCCGTTTCAGTTCGCCATCGACGCGTGGAACATCGCCAAACGCGCAACTGCAGAACTCAACCCGCAATGAGCGCGACTGTGGAATTTTGACCAAAAAGCAAAGTCATTGAACACACGCAGTGAAGAGATAACTCATGGCACTCCCATCATCCGGCCCGATTACATTCTCCGAGGTCAACGTTGAGTTGGGCCTGAGTGCGACTGCGCAGATCAGCCTAAACGACTCAGCGGTACGCACATTATTCGGAGTTGCCAGCGGCGCAATCAGCATGTCTGACGGCTACGGCAAGGCCAACCAGTTTGCATTTACGATCAGCACCAATCAAACCAACGCGAACCTTGCAACACTGGCGACAGCCGCTGGGTGGAACGGTACAAGCAAGCTGGTCGCGACTATTGCCTCGGGCATTTACTGCAGCAGCAATACAACAGGAACCCCCGGCCTGACAGTCAACGGGTCTTTCCCCGGCGGTGTTGAGCTAATCAATAACGGCCTTATTGTTGGTCGAGGTGGTAACGGCGGCAATGGCGGTGGCGGCACAGGCAACGCTGGGGGTGGAGCACTGTCTGTGAGTTCTGCAATCAGCATCGCAAACTACGGAACTATCGCCGGTGGTGGCGGCGGTGGTGGCGGTGGCGGCAACCGATCTGGTGGCCCTGCTGGTTTTGCTGGCGGTGGTGGCGGTGGTGGTGGTCGAACAGGAACCACAAACGCTAGTGGCGGCGCTGGGCAATTTGTGAGTGGCAATTACCCCATCGCCAACGGCGGATCAGGAGGAACTGGCACTGCTTCCAGCGCAGGCGGTGGCGGTGGTGGCGGATATTACAACTACTTTGACCCAAACAACTACCAAAACCTGCGAGCATACGCGGCTAGTGGTGGAGGTGGTGGTGGTTGGGGCTCTTCCGGCAGCAATGGCGGGTCGTCTTCCAATGGCGGCGGAAGCGGCGGCGGTGCTGGATATGCTGTTTCTGGCAACGGAAACATTACATGGATTGCAACAGGAACTCGTTTGGGCGCAATTTCATGAGCATTGCATACAAATACGAAATAATCGCGGTTGATGAAGCCTCGCGCTGCATGGAGGTTGTTTACTCAGCAGAGGGACACAAGACCGTGCACGTAGGCGCTCGGCTTCCTTTTCAGGGGGAAGACCTTGAGAGTGTCATTGCGGCATTTGCGCCCGTGTCCTTGTGGCTTGAGCTTGCCACCCCGGTAGCCGCGCCGAAAGTGGGCGTGACCGGTAGTGTTCAGCCAAAACCTGAACCTCTACCAACACCGGACCCCGAGCAAAAACAACCAACACTTCCGGTGACCGAGTTATGAGCGACCAACCCTACGTACAAATCGGCTGCGTGGCTAACCTGTTTTCTCGTCAGATGCACTTCAAAAGCGCTGGCGACATTGAACACGGCCACACGCATCCTTTCGACCATCTGACACTGCTGGCTTCCGGCTCTTTGCGCGTCACAGTCAACGGCAAGACGACTGACTTCAAAGCGCCGCACATGATTTACATAAAGGCTGAACACGAGCATGAGCTTGTGGCGCTAGAAAATGATACGGTGGCCTATTGCGTTCATGCCCTTCGAGACGGCAATGGGGTGGACGATATCCTTGATCCGGCAGCAATCCCAGCAGGCGTGAATCCGATGAGGATTGCAAAACCGGTAGTGTTTGAGTAAGGGGCCACACCATGCTCGCAGAATTAGCAATAGCCAATGCGGCGTTTGCCGTCATCAAGGAAGCTGTTGCCAACTCGGGCGACATCATGGCTGCGGGCGAGTCGCTGTTTAAATACTTCGACACCAAGGCTGAAATCCAGAAGAAGGCCAGCTCCAAGGGCGGCTCCGATCGGGGTGATCTCGAAGAGTTTATGGCTTTGGAGAAGCTCAAGAAGCAAGAGGAAGAGCTTCGGGAGATGATGATCTACCAAGGCCGCGCTGGTCTGTGGACGGATTGGCTCAAGTTTCAGCTGGAGGCCAAGAAGAAGCGGGAGGCTGCAGAGCGCGAGAAGGTGCTCAAGAAGCAACGCCTCATCGGCCGCATCAAAGACGTGTTCATGATCCTGCTCATCGTGGTACTGCTCGGTGGTATCGGGGTCATCATCGGTGCCACGATTTGGCTAACCCGCGACGTGTAATTTTTTAGAAAGGTAGACCATGCTCTCACTCATCTCGACCCTCGGCGGCTTGCTGCTGTCATTCTTGCCCAAGCTGGTGGATTACTTCCAGACCAAGGCCGACCAAAAGCACGAGCTGGCGTTAGCCAAGACGCAAACCGAACGGGAACTGGCTTTGGCTCAAGCTGGCTTTGCTGCGCAGGCCAAGATCGAAGAAATCCAGACCGAACAGGTGTCCATGCAGACGCAGGCCCAGATGCAGGGTGCCGCCCTTGATCATGACAAGAAGCTCATGGAACGCGCCAGTCAGTGGGTGGTGAACTACAACAGCACCGTGCGCCCCACCGTGACGTACATCTTGATTTTTGAGCTGGTAGCCATCAACGTGTTCTTGGCCGTCTACCTGTGGAAGCATCCCCAGTACGTCACCAACTTCCAAGACCTGATGAGCTACATAGACATCATCTTCTCTGAGGACGAGATGGCTATGCTGGGCGGCATCATCGGCTTCTGGTTCGGTTCGCGCTCACAGGGCGGCAAGAAATGAAACTCAGCAAGCGCGGTTCTGACATGATGCACCGCTGGGAGGGGTTTCGCACGAAGCCCTATCTCTGCCCTGCTCACATCTGGACGATTGGCTACGGCCATGTGCTGTACCAAGACCAGATTCGACTGCCCGTGGTGCGCGTGGAGGGTAAGCCCCCAGCGCCCATGATCCGCAAAGAAATGCCACTCAAACCGGAGGACAACCGTGTCTGGTCCAAAGAAGAGATCGAAGCGTTATTCGCAAAAGATGTCGCAGCTTTTGAACGTGGTGTTCTTCGACTTGCTCCTGCTCTTGATGGCCGTCAAGGCGCTTTCGACGCTTGTGTCAGTTTTGCGTACAACGCCGGTCTAGGCAACTTCCAGCGCAGCCAGATTCGTATGCGCATCAACCGGGGTGACTGGGAAGGTGCTGCCGAGCAGTTCATGACGTGGGTCAAGGGTGGCGGCAAGGTCTTGCCGGGGTTGGTCAAACGCCGCGTGGACGAGAAAGCCCTGTTCTTGAGTGACATCAAAGCGTAAAATGCGCCGGTAAAAGGACTCGCCATGCCACTACAAACCCTCAAATTCAAGCCCGGTGTTAACCGTGAGAGCACGACCTTGGCTAACGAGGGTGGATGGTTTGAGTCCGACAAGGTACGTTTCCGCTCGGGTTACCCTGAGAAGATCGGTGGCTGGGCAAAAGATTCCGGCACTGTGTCGGCTAGCCTTGAGCCCCCTGTTGGCTCTTACTGGGGCGTTGCACGATCGCTGTACAACTGGATTAACTTGTCCGGCTCGAACTTGCTGGGCATCGGCACCAACCTGAAATACTACATCCAGAACACGGTGGGCGGCTTCTTCAACGACGTCACGCCCATCCGTTTGGTATCTACCGCCGGGGACACAACCTTTGCAGCCACCGATGGTTCCAATGTAATCACGGTTACCGATGCCGGCAGCAGCGTGCAGGTCGGTGATTTTGTGACGTTCTCGGGCGCAGTTTCTCTGGGTGGCAACATCACCGCCGATATTCTGAACGCAGAACACCAAGTGGCCTCCTATGTGAGCTCCGGCGTTTACACGATCGTTGTGAGTGCGACAGCCAGTTCAAGCGACTCCGGCGACGGCGGCGCATCGGTTGTGGCAACCTACCAGATCAGCGGCGGCTCTGATGTTTACACGGTTGGTGTTGGTTGGGGCTCCGGTGGTTGGGGTGGCGCGGTTACCGGCGCTGTTTCCTCCACGCTGAATGGCGCGATTTCTGACTCAGACACAACCATTTCACTGGTTAGTGCAGCCAGCTTTGCCACATCCGGCACTGTGCTAATTGGGTCTGAGCTCATTACATACGCGGGTAAGTCAACCAACGACCTTACTGGATGTGTACGCGGGTACCAAAGCACTGTTGCTGTATCGCACGCTGATGGCTCGTTGGTCGAAAGCACCGCCACCTTCACCGGTTGGGGAGCGGCTGCTCCTGCTGGTTTGGGGCTTGGTATTCAGTTGCGCACATGGAGCCAGTCAAACTACGGCCAAGACCTAATCATCAACCCCCGTGGCGGTGCTCTGTACTACTGGGCCAACAACGCAAACCCAACCGTTTTTGACCGCGCCGGTTTGTTGAGCGCGGCCGGAAGCGGTATTTACGAGACTGATGCGGCTTGCCCCGAGGTGTGCAACTTTGTGTTGGTGTCCGATGCTTCGCGGTTTGTGTTGGCTTTTGGTGTCAATGACTACGGCTCGTCTGTGCAAGACCCCCTGCTTGTTCGATGGTCGGACCAAGAAAACTACGCACTCTGGGAGCCTGCGGCAACAAACCAAGCCGGCAGCTTCCGACTGAGCACTGGCTCGGAAATCATCTGCGCCCAGCAAACCCGTCAAGAAATTTTGGTTTGGACTGATGCTGCGGTGTACTCCATGCAGTACCAAGGCCCCCCATACGTGTGGGGCTTCCAGCCATTGGCGTCCAACACATCCATCATGAGCCCAAACGCCGCCATTACAGCGCAGGACGTTACCTATTGGATGGGCATCGACAAGTTTTACGTGTACAACGGCCGCGTGCAAACGCTACCTTGCGAGCTGCGTCAGTACGTGTTTGACGATATCAACCTGTCGCAACAGTTCCAAGTTTTTGCCGGCATCAACGATGCGTTCAGCGAAGTCTGGTGGTTCTACTGCTCGGCCAACTCGGACACGGTTGACAAGTACGTCGTGTACAACTACCTTGAGAACAATTGGTACTACGGCACCATGGCCCGCACCGCTTGGATTGACACTCCCTTGCGTGATGTTCCGACTGCGGCTGGCTACGGCGGCCAGATTCTGTACCACGAGACCGGCAACGACGACGGCTCGGTCAACCCGCCAGCACCCATCAATGCATACATCCAGTCGTCTGACTTCGACATTGGTGAGGGGCACAACTTTGGCTTCGTCTGGCGCATCATCCCGGACTTGACCTTTGACGGCTCGACCACCCCCGCACCGTCGGTGGACTTTTCTGTGCGCCCCCGTCAGTTCCCCGGTAGCAACTACGGCGCGACCAATAACCCGGCTGTGACCAGCGTGAACAACTACAACACCCAGCGTGTGTACAACGTGCAGCAGTTCACCCCGCAGGTCAACGTGCGCTTGCGCGGCCGGCAGATGGCGTTCAAGGTCAGCTCCACCGGTCTGGGTGTGGCATGGCAGCTCGGCGCTCCCCGCATCGACATCCGTCCTGACGGGAAGAAGTAAGCATGGCGCTCGAACAATACAAGGCTCCTGCGCTACCGCTCCCCGGCCGGGAGTACGACTACATGCAGTTCACGCAGCTGACCAACGCGTTGCGCCTGTACTTCAACCAGCTCGACGCCATCAATGCCAATAAGGCGTATTCGTACCGGGCGGACAAGTTCATTGCCAACACCGACGGCGGCATCACCCCTACCGTTGGCGAGTTGAGCTGGAGCAGTACCGACCAGACGCTGAACCTTGGACTGGAGTACGGCGTCATCAACCAGATCGGGCAGGAGTACTACGCTCGCGTGGGCAATACCACTGGTGTGACCATCCCAAACGGAACCGTTGTCGGGTTTGCTGGGGCCACGACCAATGCGCTTTTGGTCTCCCCATACCTTGCAGACGGCACGCAGCCCAGCTTGTACATCTTGGGCGTGATGACCCATGACCTGCCCGACTCCGGAGAGAAGGGCTACTGCACGACGTGGGGGTTTGTGCGCGATCTGGACACGAGTGCATTCAGCGCGGGCGACATCCTGTACGCATCGCCCTCAACAGCCGGTGCCTTGACCAACGTCAAGCCTACCGCGCCCAACAACGTGATCCCATTGGCCGCATGTGTGGTCTCGGATGCCACGGCCGGCGTGATTTTTGTGCGCCCCACCATCCAGCAGATGCAGTACTACGGCGTGTTTGCCAAGACAGCCGACACTTCCCCGGTTTCCGCCGATACTGCCTACGCCATTACATTCGACTCGACCCGGATCAGCAACGGCGTGACCATTGGCACCCCGGCATCTAGGATTGTGGTGCCGCAGTCTGGTCTGTATCAGTTTCAGGCAACGGTGCAGTTTACCAGCGGGAACTCGTCGTCCAAGAATATCTGGGTGTGGTTCCGCAAAAACGGCACTGACGTTGCCAATTCGGCTCGCATCGTGACCGCAGACATTAACAACGGGTATATCCCAATTGGGTTGAATGAAGCGGTAAGCTTGGCTGCCAATGAGTATGTTGAACTGGTGTATGCCTCCAGTGACACCGCCGTCACGATTGACAACGTAGATGCAACCGCCTTTGCCCCGGCTGCTCCGGCAGTGGTGCTTGAAGTAACGCAGGCCCAGCAGTGATTGCCCCCACCCCCGTAAACGCATAAAATCCCCGCATAGAGGTACCAAACATGAGCCTGCAATTACTCGCCAAACAGATGGAAGCCAAGGGCAGGGGTGGAGATTCCGTCCTTGTACACATGACCCCGGGTGAAGTCGAGGGTTTGCAAAAGCTTGCAGAAGCTGCTGGCGGTACGCTCACGGTTAACCCCGAGACGGGTTTGGTCGAGGCTAACTTCTTGAAAAAGGTACTTAACTCACGAATCCTACCTACATTGGCTGGGGTTGCTGCTGGTGCGGTGGGGGGTCCAATGGCTGGCGCAGCTGCCGGGGCTTTGGTTGGCGGGTTGCAGGCCAAAGAGAGCGATCAGAACGTTCTTTTGGGCGCTGGTTTGGGTGCTCTTGGTGGTTATGGCGGCGCAGGCATTGGCGCTGGATTGGGTGCTGCAGGCTCTACTGCTGCACAGGCGGGGGCCATGAGTAATGTAGCCAACACGACCGTAGCAAATACGGCGGCAAACGTAGCTCCTGCGGCAGTCATGCCAAGTGGTTTTGTTGGTGCCGGTGCAGAGGGCATTGCGGGTGAAGCTGTTGCGCAAAACGCAGCCAACGAAGCGCTGATGCAAGAAGCAAAAGCGACAGCCATCGAGCAAGCCCGAATGAAAGCTGCGGAAGAATACGCTGCGAAAAGTTTTGCAGCTCGCACTGGTGAAGGTATTCAAGCTTTAGCAGGCAAACCCGGTCGTGACGCTTTCTTGGGCGAAGTCGGTATGAAGGAGCTAGGCATGGCTGCCGCTCCTATGATGCTCCCGGAAGCGCGTGATCAATCCGAAACCCCCACCGATGACGAGAGGTACGTCTACGACTTCGACTATGGCCGCACTGGCGCAGAGCGCACTCCTGTTGCCTCCACCGCTGAGCGCACATACTTCCAGCCAACATACCGTCGCGTATTCAGCGCCGCAGAAGGTGGCGAGGTTGCTGATTCTGCTCCAGCGGATGCGGGTATTGCCGGTGGCATGTCTGGCGCTTCCAAAGCGGCTTTTGATTACCTGATGGGTAACGCAACCAGCTCGGCCCCTCAAGGTATTGCTGCGCCCGCAATGACCCAAACGGCCACTCCTGAAATGTTGGCAGCTCGCTCAGATCGTGAGTACATCTTCAACCCTGCAACGGGGCAGTTCATCAAGAACAGCGCATATGGAACTGGATTGAACGATATCTTCGTGAACTCCGCCGGCACAGACTACTACAAGTCAAGTGGCAATGTCGAAGACTCGAATCCTGAATGGTCCGGCATGTCGGATCAAAAGAAGGCCGCGTACTACGCAGCAAACCCAACGATGTCTGCAATCACGCAAACTGGGCAGCGAGCGCTTGAGGCCATTACTCCCGGATGGTTGGCGGCTGCACGCGAAGCAGTTGCACCGGGAGCCAGTGAGCGCCAAAAGGCCATAGCCCGTGGTGACTATTCAAGTGGTTTTGCTGTGGGTAGCGACGGCAGTCCAGCTTCTGGGTATGGTAAAGACAGTTGGTCCGGGAACATGTCGAATTATGCGGGTAGCGGCATAGATCGGGGCGATCGTGGTGAAGCGGCCGGTGGTCTTATCACGCTTGCCGAAGGTGGTCTCATGGGATTGGCCAAAGGCGGCATGAAGTCTGGTGGCTTTGTGATCCCCGCTGACGTGGTGAGCATGATTGGCGAGGGTAATACCGATGCCGGCTACAAGCGCATCAAGTCCATGGTGCCCGGTGCCACTGCCATCAAAGGTAAAGACGGCGGCCAAGCTGACACCGTTAAGACCAGCATTGACGGCAAGCAGCCAGCCCGAGTTGCCCATGGCGAGATGTACGTGCCGCCTGAGACGGTCAAGCGCATGGGTGGTGCCAAGAAGCTTTACGCCATGATGGACCGCGTGCGCCAGCAAGCCACCGGCAGCAAGAAGCAGATCAAGCCAGTCAACTTGCGCCGGGCCATGGCATGAAGATTCAACAGGTTCCGCTGGAGTGGGTGAACCACACTTGGCCGTTGGTCAAGCACTTTATTGCGGAGGCGTTGGAACATTCCAAGGGTGACTACACGGTCGATCATGTGCAGTCGCTGGTATCCTCTGGGCAGTGGGTTTTGCTTGTTGCCGTAGATGATGAGAAAATACACGGCGCGGCCACGATGCACTGCTTCAACCGGCCAACAGATCGGGTGGCGTTTGTCACCACAACGAGCGGTAAGTTCATACTGGATGACGACACGTTCGCGCAACTGCAAAACATTTCTCGCACCTTTGGTGCCACCGCGCTTGAGTGCGCTGCCAGAGAGTCCATGACCCGCCTGCTTTCGCGGTTTGGGTTTGAAGAAA